CGTTTTGTTTAGATAGGGCTTCACAAGCTAAGCTCATAGTGTGTAGTCCTCGTTCAAGAATTTTAACTTCGCTCTGGTCGAAGAGTGGTCGGTTTGTTGCAGGTGCGGTCATTTTATAATTTCTATTAAGTCGTCCAACACCATGCTGGACAGTTCTTTTTTTTCGTCTAATCGTTTAAGTATTGCATCGTCAATTGTATTTGGGACAATAAGGTCAATGTATGTACACTTATTATTTTGACCAATACGGTGGATGCGGTCTTGACTTTGTAATCGTGTTTCAAGGCTGTAGTTGTTTGAGTAATATACCATTGTCGATGCACGGTGTAATGTCAAACCCTTTGCAGCTGCTGATGTGCAAACAAAGAAGTCTGCATCACCTTCTTGAAATCTAGCCACAGCACTATTTCGTTCAGTGGTCGATTGGTCACCTGAGAACTTGACCACCCTGTTGGGGTACTTGTCGTTTAACGCTTCAGATATGTCTTTGACGTTTTGACGATAAGCGCAGAACACGACCAACGGCTTTGTAGTCTCAGCTATTTGCATGAGAGCAGCTATTCTGTTGTTTTCAATTGGGTGTTCTACGCCTTCGTCATCGGTCACGAACCCTGTAAGAATTTGGTGTAGCTTTACGATCTTGGTTAGTGCCAAGGTCGATGTAACGAGTTCACCACTTTCAAGAAATGCTAAACAGTCATCTTTCATACTGTTATAGATACGCTTTTGTTTATGGGTAAGTTCGATAGCTTGTTGTGTAAACGTCTTGTCTGGTAGGTCAAGGCAATCTTTCTTTTCAATTCTCAAGGTAAACGGTTCAAGTAACTTGGTCAATTGTTCAAGGTTCTGGTATCCAATAATCTTACGAAACGCTCGGCTACCCATAGTGACCACTGTTTCAATGGCAAAGGAGTGTTTGAATGCAGTGTAAGTATTGAAAGGTATTGAGTTTTTGCTGAGGAATCGGCACTGAGTAAACAGGTCAAGGGGACTCTGGGTAATCGGTGTACCGTTGAGTATCCAACGTCGGTCAACGCACTGAGCTAAGTCAAGCACACGTTTTGTTTGGATAGCTTTGGGATTCTTAATGCACGTGGATTCATCAATGATCATATGTTTCAGACCGCAACAAGTCTGCAAAAAAGCAGACACAGTCTCAAAGCCAGACGAAGTACGGAGGGCTTCGACATTGATAAGTAAGATACGTGATGACTCAGGCTTTAGGAATCTACCAAACTCTTGTTTACCTTTTTTAGTCTTGATTGGTCCCTTCCAACAGTAGACATCTACAGGGTTGAGTTCGGGATTGCCAATGTGTTTAGGTATCTCGTTGATAGCCCAGTTGTGGTGCAGTCCGTTGGGAGCAATAACTACAGCTTCGAATAAGTCAGTGGAGTTACGTAAGATGTCAAGGACAATCTTAGTCTTACCAGTACCCATCTCACAGAATAGAGCACCGTAAGGTTGTTTGTGAAATCTATTGACAGCATCTTCTTGATGCTTGAGTGGTTTTGTTTTGTAGATCATCGTGGCATGTTGTAAAATTTATCTGTTACAGGAGTGTGTATGTAAAGGTTTTGTTTAGCACGAGTAGCCGCAACATAAAATACACGGTGTTCATTGTCAGGGTCTTTGAGCATACCTTTGTAAGTTGTATATGTCATATCAGGTAAGATAATCACATTATCAGCCTCACGACCTTTGGTAGCGTGTATTGTACTAATTTCAATGTTTGTACTCTTGTCTAGTTTATCTTCGGCTTCAGCTTTAAGTAGCACTTCTTTTGTTATGTCAGGCAACTTAAACACCTTATCCCACTTCTCTGTTGTTCGAAGTCCGAAACTATTCTTTAAGTCGTCTTTGTCAAACAGTTCTGCGTCGGGCATAGAGTTAATAAGTTTCTTAGCACCACGAGCAACTGCAGTACCAGTAGGTAGAAAGTCATTGTAAAGTACTTTTAGTTTGTGTGCTTTGAACTTGTAGCCCTTACGTAGTTGTTCCCACATAAGAATGTTCTGTATCTGTTTCTCGCTGAACAGGGAGTTAGGACTGTTGGATACAAATAGTTGTTTGATACGCATAAGCTCACACTCAAATATCTCAACCATTGCCTTGTTGCGACATAGTAGAAACCAAGTACCTTCACTAAAGTCAACGTCATTAACACTATGTATGTGTTGTACACTACCTTGTTCTTTACGGCTCTGTACAGTGTAAGCTTGTTTCTCTTCAATGTCTTCTGCAATGCGTTCTGCATATTCAAGTACAGGTTGTGGTAGTCGGTAGGACGTATCTAACACTACTCGATTACCTTGTCTGTTGATGAGCGACGATGGGTCACCACCAGCAAACTTGAAGATACTTTGTTTGTCATCACCAGCTACGAATACTTCTTTGGCATCTTGGCTGATAAAGTCAACTACATCCCATTGTAATGGTGACAAGTCTTGAGCTTCGTCAATGAATACATATTCAAAGCGAGGTCGTATGTCTTGTTCAATGTATTTCTCAAGTTGGTCGGTAAAGTCGTACTTGTTTTTCTGAGCACGAAATTGTTTGTAGAACTCAGTAAACTGGTCAAGCTCATCAGGTGTTACACGAGCGTTGAGTTGTGAACTGAGTATGTCCTCACTACTAGCTTTAAGATTACGCTTGAGACTATCGTAAGTTAAGATAATGTCACCAGCGTTGTTATTGTATGACATACCATCTTTGTTTGAGTACGCTGCACTACCCGAGATTGGGAAGCCTGATAGCTCACCAAGTAACTTGTAGTCTTGGTAGTTTAGCATCTGTCTGCGTGGTATGCGTCTGTAACACAGTGCGTGGAGGGTACTGAATCCAGTAAAGTCAGATATGTGATAGTTGGGATTCTTAACCAAAGCACGATCAATAGCTTCTTGAGCACCAGCCTTGGAGAAGGTGGTGAAGCAAATGTCTTTGGGTGATGTCTCTTTATCTAACACTTCAGTAAGTAAATCCATCAGAGTGGATGTCTTACCTGTACCTGCACTGGCTACAAATATTGTTTCATTAGTAGGCTGATTGTTCATCGAGGTTTGGCATAGGGGCTGTTGGATCCATACGTAAGTTCTCTTCACGTATACGCCAGCAACGTACCTTTAGTCGTATTGGTTCTTTTATTGTGTGCATCGCTGCGTCAGCTTTGAGTACTTGTTTCAGCGATGATAGTATTTTGTTATCGGGTAATTCTTTAAATCTTTGTTGACTGAGGTAGTCACGCAAGTCAATCATGCGGAACAGATAACAACCATTTACTTTGATTGGTCCATTCTTGATTGCATCTGCGTTGTCACTTGCACTAGCACAGAACATAGATACATACTCTACGAACTGACCGACTGGGGTCATCTCGAATGGTATGTCAATCTGTGTACAGTTCTTAAGTAGTAAGTTTTGTTGCTTGACCCAATCTTCTTGTTTAATGGGTGGATACTTGAACAGCATCTTCTCCATAACCTTTTGATTGAACTGATTGAAGTTGTCAAACTGCTCAGTAGTAAGTTGTATCTCAGCGTCATCGAGCGTCAAGAACCACAAGGGTGGGTCACTCTTGAGTTGCATGAGCGAACGATTGTTAGGTAGGAACTCTTCCTTACCGATACCAAACTTACGTTGACCACATAGACTAGCGTCACAGTATTTACATAGCGGTTGGTTAGAGCATTGATACTTGTAGTCTTTCTTAGAGTAGGAGCTGATGATTGCCTCAACCTCTCTGTCTTCTAGTGGCTCAGAGAATTTACGATTGTACTTGGGAAGTAGATGTTTCCAGTCAGTGGGTTGAGCTTTTTTAAGATATACAGCTACGTTGGATAGTGTGATGTTACGTGATTCGCTGTGTTGTGTGCGGTTCTGAAAGATATAATTAAGGCATGGTGGTCCTTCGGGTAGCTCTTCTGTGTCCATCTGTGGTACAACTAAAGCGTCGAATACTTCTTTGTTTAATATCTTAGTGCCAACGTAGGATATGAACTCTTCGGGGTTGAGTGCGTTACCGTCGGTATCAAAGGCATACTGCAAAGTCGGGTTGCCTGAGTACGGCATGTTAATCCAGTTGCCATACTTAGAGTCGTCTTTGCGGTTGCCAATCTTTGGTTGCTTGGGATATATCTCACAAGCACCTTGACCAAAGAAGGCTGAGAAAGATTTAAGTTTGTCGATTACACTGGCTGCTGATACTTCTTCTGAGAAGAACAAGTATACATGAGCACCGCCAGATTTGGAACGGCAGACGACAAACGGTAGTTTATGTTCTTTGACTTTGGCAAGTATATCTTCTATCGTATTGGATTCTTGATATACGTCTACGTCAAGTACGCCCCAACGAACACGGTCTTCGTTGATGAGCGGTGTACACCCAATAATCTTATCACCTTTGAGATGCTGTTCCCATATATCTGTAGTAAGGGACGCTTTCACAAGGAAAGATTTTGAGTCTGCTTTGCCGTCACGGTCACGAGTCTTACCTGTTAATGAGGTTTGACCGTGTACGTCTGGGTTACAGACGAATAAGTCGTTGAAACGGAAAGCTAAATCTGCAATTGGAATCATAAGGGCAAAAAAACCCTAGCCCCAGTTAGAGGCTAGGGTTAGACTGTACTAACTAGTAGGGTAATGCGTCGGAAGATACCAACTTAGGTTGGTCTTCTGTCTGCAACAACGGTGTGTCTGATGCATTTTTGTATGTATCAGATGCAATAGTGAGGATGTCTTCATCCGCTTCGAAGTCGAGAACACGTGGTTCTACAAACTCGAAGTTGAAGTAGTCATCTCCATTCTTGCTGGTCTCTAGCACTGACTTGAGTTGCCAAGCCTGAGCGTACAGGGGAGGTTGAACATCCATGCCATCATATCGGAAACGATTAATATCGTTTGTAAGCTTACGTGAGACACGAAGCTGTGATGATGTGAACGGGATGACAGCGTTTTCCCAAGTGCCGTTTACTTTGAGCATAACGAACCAGTAAGTTGTGAACTTAAGTTCGTTCTCTCCAAGCCATTCATCGTATTGACGCTCACGACCTTTCTCGTAGTTGGGGTTACTAACGATAGTGAGCGGATGGTTACCCTTGAAGCCACCACCTTTCGAACGGGGAACCCATTCGGTATAGATGGACTTAGTGTAACACGGGATGATCTCTGCTGGTTGGTCAATTAGACTTTGCGTCTTAGCAAAGAATAAGTCACCAGACTCTGCGCCCTCGACATATTCGTCTTTTTGTTTCTTCAGCTGAGGGCTGAGGTCTTGCAGGATACGGATGAAGGGCAAGGCTGAGCCACCTGAGTCTAGGTTTTCTGTGCCTTGTCCTGCTACTGTTGTGATATCGAATGCCATGATTCTATCTTTCTTTTATTGGGTTATTTTCGCTCGCTTACCTTGGTAGATACCAAAGGCTTCACGAGGTAATGATTCTGCCAGCTCTGGGTTGTCCAGTGCGTCACGACAGAAAGCTTTGAGTGTTTGATTATGTACGGTAATTTTAAGATCAGCGTCCACATCATTCTCTTTTAAAGTTTGTAGTATCTCTTGAGCCTTAGCATCATCACCACGTCCAAGTACAACTTGTATTTGGTTTTTGATAATTGACTCGTTGTTTGTAGCACGTAGCCAATCGAATGCAACTTCTGCGTCTTTGATACGAGCATCTACAAACTCATTGATTTGTATCTTTGCTCCGTTATCAAGTTGTATAAGTTTGAGACCAACCTTGTTCATTAGGTCAGGTATAAGTTCTTCAGCCACGTGTGTACGTGTTGCTTTGAGGTCGCTTACTTCTACTTCGGCTGCGAGTACTTTGTTATTCAAATCATTGAGTGTATCACCCAACTCCTTGAGCATAGCTAAGTCGTCTTGTGGGACGTTGCTAGTATCAATACCTTCGACCTTGTCGAGTGGTATGATGTTACTTTCGTTTATTAGTTCGTCTGACATATTTGTTTGTTGTTAGCACCAAGTTTTACCGAGATCAATATCCGCAATAACTGGTACGTTGAGTTGTATAGCATTCTCCATGATTAATTTCAAGTCCAAACTCTCTTTTTTTGAATTAACCATGCAGTTAATTTCGTCATGCACTGGTAATCGCATGTCAAAACCAGCATCATAAGCATCCACCATAGCTTGTTTAGCTTGGTCTGCGGCTGATCCTTGTATGAGTCTGTTCAATGCTTTACTGGTGAATGCACGGAAGAGTGCAGAGTTGGGATGTTTTTCTTTTGCTTTTGCTAAAGTCTTGACTGGGGTATCGCCGAACTCTTTGACCCAAAAGTCAAATCGTGCTCTGCGTCCCATGATTGTTTTGATGTAGCCTCGTGAGCTTGCTAGGTTCATCACGTTGTCATACAACACTTTAAGGAATGGAGCTTCTGAATTGAATTTACGCATAGTTGAGGTACACATCTCTTCAGATATGCCTAGCGTCTTTGCCATTTTCTTCATGCCCATACCGTAACTGATACCTAGACACAGCATCTTACAGGTGTCGTAAGGTAATCCTGTTGCTTTTTCAAAGAATGTGTATAACTTCTCACCACGTTTAAATGCTTCTAAAGCTTCCTGAGCTTTTGGGAGTGGTCGATTGAACTCGCCAAGTAACGCATAGTGGACTTGGAGACGTGGTTCTTGGGAAGAGTAATCTGCTTTACACCAGAGTTTGTTGGGCTCTGCGATGTAGAGACTTCGGATAGCTTTACCGATATCACTTCTTTTAGGTACTTGTTGCATGTTGGGATTCGCTGAAGAGAGCCTCCCTGAGCGAGTGCCACCAGAGTCCGATGCAGTTTGCTTGAAGTCTGCGTGGATGCGTCCTTTGTAGTTTTGCTTGAGGATGGTGTCCTCGATAAATACTTTTCTGAGTCGGTTAATGCTTCGTGCTTCATGTATAAGTTTGACTTCTGGGTGGTCACAGTTGATTAGGAAGTCTTTGGATATAGATGGGTTGCCCTTTTCTGTTTTAGGTACAACTAAGCCTAGCCCTTCAATGTGCTTGGCTAGTTGATTACCAGACCAGATATCAACGTGTTTAAAATGTTTCTTGAGTTGTAGTTCTTTTTGCTTGAGGTCATTGTTGAGTACTTCTGCTCTGTCAAGGTCAACAGGTACACCTTTCATTGTCATGTGTACAAGTACTGGCGTGAGCTTACATTCAAGCTCCCACACAGTCCATAAGTCTTGCTCGCGTAGTACAGGTTTCTGATATTGGTAGATGTCCCACGTGTTACGTGCGTCAATCTCAGCGTACTCACCTACAAACCTAGCAGGTAGTTTCCACATCTCACTCTTGGGGTCGATGTCGTAGGCTTGTGCTGCTTTCTTAAGTTCATCTTCGAACTTAGTTCTGTTTAAGTATTTCTTGGATAAGTTGTTAAGGCTATATGAGAACTGTTCTTCATCAATCAAAGCTTCAGCAATCTGTATGTCTCGGACTGGGCAAGAGACAGTGATGCCCAATGTCTCAAGCCAGCCGAGGTCATATGCCGCATTAGCAAACAACACTTCAAAACTGTTTGCTACTACGTTCTTGACGTACTGTATTACTATTCTTCGGTCAAGGTTATCACCACCGAAATGGTCAATGGGTAAATATATTTCTTTATGTTCATCTGCAATCGCAATACCTACAACCTTACCCTCACCACGTTTGTAGGATGGTCCGTTGATCTTGAGGTTGGGGTCGCATGTTTCTAAGTCAATTGCTACTACTTTGTCAAAGTGTGGTAACGATGCTGGTGGTCGCCAGTTGGATTCAGGTATGAATAAAGGTTGTTGCATTAATCTAAATACTTTTTAACTTTCTCCCAGTATGGTTTGGTGCTGTCTTTCTGCCAGCCGTCTGGTCCACCGTTGTGGATACGAGCTATGTCTTCAAAGGTGGGCTCACGTTGAAGTCGATACTTGTTAGCGTAGATGCCCATGTAAATCTTAAATATATCTATAGCTAAGTCACGATTGAACGCATCTTCATGTGCATAAGGTATACCTGAGTGGTGTGCTGCGTCTTGTACATATGCCTCATGCATCTGTAGACACCCGTAAGCTTTACCGTTGTCTCCGATTATGTCGTCACGATTACCGCTCTCGACTTGGATCAGTGCCATTATCAGTAGTATTATGTCTTGCTTCATTTTTGCGTATAGTTTGGTTAACTTTTCTCCAGTGTCTGTCGTCCATGCGTACTTTTATTTGACGCTCTGTCAAGTCACGAATGTCACCTTTAGCCTCAGCTTCTTTGACTGCTTTACGAAACTCGTAGGTAGAATCCCCAGCTAGTATTTCCTTTGCTCTGCGGTCAATCATATCGTATAGATCTTTGTTAGATTTACGTTCGTTATAGCTTGGATCTATACCTATGAATTGTTTGTATGATGATGATTTACTTGTGTTGGACATAATTATAAAGGAACCTCTTTACTTATCGGGCGAAAGAGGGAAAAGCCAGTCCACAGCCATAAGGCTTTGAACACTCAGTCTTGTGACCTTAAAGTTGGCTGGGTTGCCCCCGAAGGGGCTAACCAGTTATCTGGGAAGGACGGTGGATACAAACTCGGAAGTGGTCACGTTTGTCGCCCAGTCTGTACAATGGGAACTAGGTGTACAGAGTCGCTAGTTTGGGAGTTGGAAGGTCTTGTTAATCATGTTAGTTAGAAACCGCAGATTGAACGTGCCTCCGATATGCCAAAGTTATTTAGTTATATAGTTAAAGAAGTCTTTGAACCCTGTTGGGTCAAGTGAGAATGTTACTGGACATGGGTCTTCAATCCCAGTCTCACCAATGCAAGATGAATCAAACCTACGCATTACAAATCTCTTGGTCTTTGGATAGGCTGTGAGTGTGATGCATTTGTTGACGCTGTCTTTGATGACTTCGTTACATTTGATCTGGAACGCCGACTGTTCAGGACGTACCTTTCCAGTCTCAAACTTGCTCTCAATAAGTAGTACTCTATCTTGCAAGATAACCAAGATATCAGGAACTCCGTTAGACGTAGTATTCTCGATACGCTGTACAACAAGTTTTCCGTCGGTTTGTTCATAAAACTGCCTCCGTATCCATTGGTTGAATTGTGCTTCCTTCTTCAAAGTTAAGTTGTGAGAGCCCATATTGGAGGTCTGTGATTGTGCTGTCAACACCGAATCTCTTTTGTTCTTGAAGGAATGCTTCAATTTGTTTAAGGAACTTTCTACCGTCTTGAGTGGTTTGGAATGTTTCATCTTCGAAAGCTTTGAGCAAATCTTGTCGCAAGTCTTCTTCAGTTGCTTCTGATGTTGCAAGTCTTTGTATAGATGTGTTATCACCGATATGGTGGTAATAGTTGTTAAGAATGTCTTCATATTCGTAGTCTGTGAACACTTGAGTGATTAAGTCATCTGCGACTTCTTCGTGCGAGTTTTTTTTAGATTTTGTATAATTGTTAATGTATGGTTCTCTGGCATCGAACCACGCTTTGTTGCTGTAGCCAAGTCCGTAATCACTTTTAGATTTGAAACCCATAGTAATTGCAGGCTTGTGTATATTGTCAAACAAAGCAGAATGATCTACTTGTTTGTCTGGATTGTAGTCTAGCATTTCATCTTTAGTCATGCGCTGAATAACTGCATTGTACACTTCGTCTGATACTTTAACATTCTTTTTGAACGGTGAACGTACAGATTCAATGTATGTGTGTGCATCCATTTCAATGCATTGACCACCAAGTGACATACGGAAGTGTACGTCAAACTTAGGTTTGTCAAGATGACCGATTGTAAAGTGTAGACCCTCACGGTTTACTTCGTCAGCTTCGTCAGTGCCTGATTGAAACGCTGAGCTTGTGCAGTGATGGTGGACAGTACCAAGCATTAGATCAGGGTACATTGCACGTTGCTTCTTGTACTCAGGATCGTCGGGTAACGACTTGACAGTCATACCGTTGGTCTGTTGCGGTGGCAACCACCACGACCAAGGTTCTGTGTTGCTGGTGTCATAGAACAAGAACACAAGTGCTTCGGAGTTGAACTTATCTTGTGTTTGTTTCATGCAGTGCATGATGTCATGCCACATAGACATTGGTATGGGTTTGCCGTGAAACTCAGGTTCAATGTCTGGTGTTAAAGGTGTATCAACTTCTTTGAACACCGTGAACAAGTCAGTAGTGACTTGTTCGTATACTTTGTTGTCGTGTATAACCATTAAGCTGATTTTTGAATTTTGTCTAAGTCATCCAAAGTGATAGTCTGGATGCGTGAGAAGGTTGATTGAAACTCAACAGGCATGTACTTAATCTCGTCGTATTGACTAGCTAAGTTACCATCTACACCGTGCCATAGCCATACAAGATAGTTGCCGAATGATGCAGCTACTTGATTTGCAATTGCAAGTTGTGGGTCTGATTCTAGTGCATCACCTTGGCAACTGATTGGGTTACCTGTGCGGTCAGTTGCAATCTCTGGATAACGTGCAAATGGATGCATGTGTGGAAAGTCTTGCACAAGCTTGGGGTCGTAGTAGAACGCTTGACTTGTGTGGTACTCGTTAGCACAGATGACAATTGGTTTCTTGTACTGTATAGCTGCTTCGACACAGGCTTTACGTGCTGGGTGGTTGTCCACACAACAGATGATGATGTCGCAGTTGGCGAACAGTGCTTTGTATTCTGTGTTGAGTAAGTCAGTGCTGAAGTACTCGGTTACTGCTATGCCTTCTGATTTACGGAAGTTGTATAACTTCATTAGTGCACGAGCTTTGAACTCACCTACTTGATTGTTGCGAAACAATTGACGATCTAGATTGTGTTTCTCTAATCGGTCGCCGTCGAACAGATTCAATGTGAGATCAAAACTGTTTTTGAGAGCAGGTAACATGTAACTGGTCACACCGCCTGCGCCTACAATAGTTGCTGTTAGTTTAGGTTTCATAAGTTTTAAGATATTTATGTAATGATTTTGGAATATTTTTTGTTTCCTCTTTCTGGAATGCTTTAATGTAGCGTAGTATTGCACCACGCTTACGACCACAATCTGGGAGTTGTTTGGCTAGTATTTTAAATAGAATACGTAATTCTTTATGGTTTAGACCGTGCTCAACTTCGTACGTGTCTTCAGCTTGTTCTGATTCACGATTGATTCTTTGTCGAGCTGCATGTATATGACGATTTGATCCTATGTCACTGATACAGTGGTGACCCATCTCATAAACAGGTATACAATTGTTCAGTGCGTCTGTTATGTCTTGATAAGCCATTTTGTAAATTCTGTAATTGGTTCTAAGGTTGGTTCTACGTAGTACTGATTTCCACTGTCTTCTTTGTTAGGGATTGATTCAGGACGCTGTACTGTCTCGCCTTGCGATGTAAATGCTATGAAATTGCGCTCATCACTAGGGTTCATCCTCAAATCGTTGTTACAGAAACTTGTTTTTAGATGATTCATTTGTGCGTCATTTAGTTCTGACCATGTATCATGGTTACATGGGAAATCATCACCAGTGCAGATTTGACCACGGTCGAATACATTTGGAAGATTAGGTATATATGATTTTTTGTTCTCTATATGGTACATGAATATGTACGGTGCCATTGATCTAACTCTTGTTTTTTCTTGTGCTAGGTATTCAAACATTAGAAACATTCTGAAACCTGTTGGTTTCCAGATTAGACCTTGTCCATCATTGAATGTATTAGTTGCTACCCTAGGCATGTCTTCGTTTAGCGACCAAGGGCTATTACCTGTTATATGCATTCGGTAATCGCTGTCTTCTGCTCCTTTAGTCAGCGTAGCACCACGGAAGTGGAAGCCATCTATTTCCCTGAAGAAGTATTGTTTGTCTGGTGATACGTTGCTGCCGATAAAGGCTGCGGTGTATACATTCTTTTTAGGTTGGAACGGTGATACATAGAACAAAGAAGATTGGTCAATGTTGCGTAACGCATCTTCTTGAGTTTGCAAGAATGTCTCGCAGACTGTACGTCTGTAGAACTTACCATCTTGCAGGATGATTTCTTGATTTATTTGATTAGCCATAATTATAAAAATAAAAACCTGCCACCCCCGAAGGAGTGACAGGTAACACATATATATACAATATCTCTACGGTCTACGCAGAAATTATGCTTTGCTTGAGGCTTGTTGCTCAAGAGTGATTGAATCGTAATGTTCAATCAGGCTGGTGGAACTTAGGGTTTCACCGTTGGAAACAGCAACTACAGCTTCTGGAGCTGAGAGTGCCATGCGGATCGAGCGATCCGAGAGTACGTCACCGACAGTGACATCGTCGTCGAAGCTACGAGTTACAGAGTTTGTAAGACCGTAGCGGATTGTTACATTAGCCATATTACTATTTGGTTTGTTGTTGTGTTGTGCTCAGTTGAGCGAGAAAGCGTTTGACAGAAATGATTTTCAATACCAACATATCATTACAACCCATCCACTCGGTGTTGTTTATTGTTATCATTCGTATTGTTGTTGTGTTCAGCCTCCTCGCCTTGTGCGGGGAGGCTGTCTACGTGTTTGATGATGATGCGAACCATGTCAGGTTGACGAAGCTTACGTAATGCTTTGGCTTCGAGCTGACGTATACGTTCACGAGTAATACCATACTCTTCTCCAATATCTTCAAGAGTCTTTGGACTGCCGTTGTCAAGACCGTAGCGCAAGTATAGAATGTTACGCTCCATTGGACTGAGTAAGTTGAGTGCTTTATCTAAATCTAAATCCATAAGTATAAATTGTGCACCCTCACTCCGTATTGGAATGAGGGTGCTTGTTGTTAGGGTTGTCTCCGACGTTCAACATCTCTTAGAACCTTATACGTATATCTAGTGAGGGCGCACTTCATTACGTCTAGGGCGAGAGGGACAATTGCCACTAACATTGTTTGCATTACTCGTTTCTTCATCATGATAGATCTTTCGAGCCCATTTCGGTGCTTTGAAGAACATGTTGAGAATGCTAGTCATTAGTGTAATCCATAAACCTGTAAAGAACGCAGTAATCATCCCAGCGAACGTACCTATAAATAGTATAGGTAGTCCGAGGGTTGTTATTACGTCAAGTGGTTTACGTATTTTTAGTGTTCGGCGTATTCCAATTGTTCGTGTGAACAACAAGATAATACCGAAAGCTGAGAAGAATGAGAATATTACTAGTTCCATGTTACTTGTTACTTGATTCTAATTAAAGTTTAACTCTCTTAAGCATTTCTTGAAACTCTTTAGTTTTGCGTGCACGTTTTTCGAATTGATGTTCGTTCCACGTTTGTTTGATGAACAACCATGACGTAACGAAACATCCGAATATTAGGAATGCTGTGAACATTGCAAGAATAGTTATGATTATATTTTCCATAGTATATATTGTTTTGGATCCAGTTGAGCGGTAGTAAAAAAAGCCAGCCATCCCGAAGGATGACTGGCTAGGTAGTTATGAACGATAATTATGAACGTGAGGCACGGTGCATACGCAAATCACGCTTACGATTTCTCTTTTCGACACGTTCACGGTAGTCGCTACGAGTCTCGTAGTCACGCTTATGTAGTGGACTGCAAGAATATGCGAGCCGAATTTCGACAGGGTTGTCCGACTTCATCATACGTAGCAACATCTTCTTGCGGTCAACAGCTGGTCGGTAACTAGGCTCGGCATCGGTCTGTTGGTACACACCGTTGAGTAAGCCAACGTTACCTCGTGGCTTGCGGTTGTTACGGCGAGTGGTGTCGCCTACGTAATGGGAATCATCGGGATCGCATTCTGGATCCTGCTTGAAGGTCTTGTGATACTCTACACGATTGATGTGCTTCTGGGTGTCATCGATGTACTCGACGTTGTCGAACTTCGCTGAATCGTGCAAGGACTCGTAGGTCTCATACGACACAGACGAGATAGAAGTGTTGACTTCATCCTTGAGCAATTGGTAGGCACGTTCCACTGCGTGGTGAGGCACTGAATTATCTTGAAGCAAATCCCACCAGAGCGTGTAAAGCTCAAGGATGTACGCATCTTGCTGTCGGCTCAGAGCAGATATGCATGACTCGTCACCGCATTGGGCATCGTCGTCGGGGTTGCAATGGTCGGTGTATAACTCGTGATCCAGCACGAGAGCGTCAACGATTGTGGAAGCGTCAACATCACGCTCGAACACAGTACCTTTGGTCTGTGAACGTAAATCACGAGTGATAGTATCAGCGTGCTGGAAAATGGAACGCCAACCTGCGGTGTACTCGTCGGAGTAACGGTCAGCGGATAGTGTGTCACGGATAAGCTTCGATATGTTCATAATATTACTCGGGTTCCGTTAGGTGATTGGGTTGAGACTTGGATGCTGAGCTCGCCATCGTTCAGTTTTAAGGTAGCGAACTCGAACGCTTCCTCGATAGAGTCAAGCTCCTCGGTGAGGACTGACTGGGTTTGGTCGTCGGATGATATCCAACTGACGGTGTAGGTTGATATGTTCATAATGTAAAGGAGCAGATTAGCGTCATGCTCAGGACGGTAGGAAGATTAGAGAAGCACAGGCTCGTCGACAGCTGGGTCAGCGTCGAAGAATCCAGAGGGAACTGCCGAATAGTCGGCGTAGTACTCGTTGTCCGAGCCATTGACGAGCTTGTCGCCTGTGGTGAACAGAACATTGATGACTTCGCCCTTACGACCGAGCGGTTTGTTATCGCGGTTCCAGATGGTATGCATCTGCTTGGACTTGGTGAGTACTTTAGTTAGGGCGAGCTCACCGTCCTTGAGATCGTGAGCAGTTTCTGTAATGAAGCAGGTAACTACTTCATGTGAGTTTGGTTTTGATGTATCGAATGACATAATGTTTGATATATGTGGGTTAGTATTGATAAGAACGTACACCATTCTCTATACGTTGGTGTAGTTAGGGTTGAGAGTGAGTTCTTTGTAAGCAGTGAGCGAGTCGTGATCGAAACCAGATTTGATAACTTCGCCACGTATACTTGCTGTCCAAGAGCTGTCAGGATCCACTTCGAATACGAGCGTGAAGCCCAGCTTGTTTTCCCATGACTCGGTGTATGGTTGGTTGTAAACGTAGTCTGGCTCGTGAACTCCGTAATCTGACTCGTAATCTGACTCGTAATCTAACTCGCTAACTTCGAACACGTGTTCTTGTACCATGTGGTTGATAAGGGCAAGACGCGCTGTAATCTCTGCACGGTAATTGTCAGCGGAAGGAAGAGCGTAGTCTGACAAACGTTGCTCAAGTTCCTTACGGTTGAGATTGAAAACGTCGTCGGCTGTACGTGCGAAATAAGTTGTGATGTATTCTTTGTTCATGATATTATGTAGTAGATAGAGAAGTTACTAAGGAAGACACAGCTTGTATCTCCAACAACTTAGTCATCTCTATCTATATGTCCCATATATCGCATGGCTTTGTTCGGGTAATGATACATCATTCCAAGCACTCGTCTTCATCGCCTGCGATGAACAAAGAGGGTGCAGGAATGACCTTGACGATGGAACATCGTCTCTACTCCTGCGAGCTTTGCTCGCTAACTATGTAGCATTGCGGTCAAGAAAACCGTAGGCTTGATGTGGAAAAAATACAGCAGAGCGACAGCTCTGGAAGCTGAATTTTTCCACATTTTTCTTGAGCAACGTTAGCAATCGCTTGCCGATTGCTCCACAGGCGACGACATAGCTTGGGGCGAATCCGACAGCTGTGGATTGGGGGGACACCCAATCCTCAGATGGCGTTTCGAAGATGCTCACCAGCATCTGACCCAATGGATGTCTAGAATGTGGGAGTGTACGAACATGACTTGTGGTTCTCGAAACCCCCCTTTGAAACATCTACCATCGCCACAAGCGATGGCTAATCTACGAAAGCTAAGGACAAAAGAACACCTGAATAAAGAAAAAGAAGAACAAAGCGGGAGCGTTCTAGAAGTTCTCTTTTTCTTTGTTCCACTACTAACTAAGACAGATGAATACTTGGAATCTGTCGCCTTTTGTCTGTGCTTGAGCCGTATGCTACAAACCTCGTTACGCATTAACTAACTATAGATAGGGTGGTTCATCGTGCATCAGCCGTGTATGTTGTCTCATAAATCCTGTAAGCTCCTCTAGTCCAACGACATATCCCTCGCAGGTTTGGGGAGTAGTGGTCGGGTGGACTTGAGGTGCATGTGGATTAGGCTGAACGCTACGATGTACTGTAAATCCCCGACCATGTGCCACGACACATTGAACATGGGGGGGGCATGGGGGGCTCACGTATCGGGACACACAAGGAGTCCCTACCTGCGTATCCAATTTTCAGTTTTCAGGAATTTGGGGGATAATGCTCAACAGATTCAGGGGGTGTTATGGTAGTTGTAGTCCAAAAGAGACAATTGTGGTACACTTGGTACACCTTGGACACACCTTTTGGTACACTTTTGAATGTTATAAGTCTGTAGCTTTATCAACGACTTATGAAATATGGAACAGAAGGTACGCTTTTTCTAGACAAAAAAATAAAAAATAAAATTTTCCCAGAAAAAAGTGTACCAAGTGTACCAGATTCTGTAAGTCCTTAATAATCATATAATAGAATTGGGTACACCCCCCCGAAAAAAGTGTTCCATAGGTGTACCAAGTGTTCCATCCTGTTTTAAGTTGACACAGCGTATGGAAGGATTCTATATGTAAATGGTGGACGAAACGAAAGATAAAGTAACAGATAAACGAACGTATGCTTCTGGGAAGACTCCTAAGCAAGTAATTAAGCAACAGGCAGCGAAGAGATCTCGGTGTCATCGTAAGCGAATGAAAGCTGAGGTAGACATGAAAGATGCGCAGAAGGAATTAGCTAAGGTCGAAAAGGATCTGGATATCAAGCAACAGTTTCTTGATATGATGAGCAGAGCCCCCACTCCAGCTGAGCAACGTAAGGCACTTCTTGCAATGTTCGCTGATAGAGGAGTCAACCCCATTGAAGAGTTGATGAGTTTTACAAAGGACGAGGAAGTTCCCGTAAAAGAGAAAATAGCAATTTGGAAGGAACTAGCGAGCTACACACAGCCAAAGTTGAAGAGTGTAGATGTCCAACAGAACATAACTGGCGAGATGAAGATCATGACTGTGGACTACAGTGCTGTATCTAAGAGTCAGATAAAAGACATAGTTGAGGCGGAGGTGATTGACAATGAGGGAGACTATGATGAGTTTGTAAGTGACGAAGAACAAACATGAGCAACGAACCAATCTCAGATGCACAGGCGATACTTGGGGAACATTTCCGCAACTATGTGATCATTGCGTCTGATGATGAAGACCCCTTAGCATATGACGTGAGGTTCAGTGACCCTTACGCAGCACAAGGATTATTAAAATCAGCACTACAATACCACGACACTTATCTAGCTGGAGGCACTACAGCAATCCACGAAGACGATGAGTGGGAATGGGAGGAAGTGAAGGACGATGAGGATGATGAAGAAATAGATGAGTGTTAGAATACCTGCACAGGGTTGGGAGCCGAGACCGTATCAGCTTCCGCTACTGAAATATATGTCTCAGAAGAAACGGTCGTTACGTGCGGTAGTCGCATGGCATCGACGTGCTGGGAAAGATTTGACGTGCGTCAATATCATGGCGATCAAAGCATTCCAACGTGTGGGCACGTATTGGTATGTTTTACCGTATGCCAACCAAGCCCGACGTATTGTCTGGAATGGTATGACAGGGGAGGGCAAGAAGTTTATTGACTACTTCCCCAAGGAGGTAGTTGAGAAGAAGAGCGAGCAGGAGATGCGTATCCACCTGAAGAATGGCTCAGTCATTCAACTAATGGGATCTGACGACCCAGATAAAATGGTGGGAGCGAATCCAATCGGCGTAGTATTCTCTGAGTATAGTATTTCAGATCCGTCTGCGTGGCAGTTGATCAATCCGATTCTTGCGGAGAACGGAGGTTGGGCATTGTTTAATGGAACGCCACGTGGCGAGAACCATTTCTACAAAGTACTACTGCGAGCTCAGTCGGAGGGTGACTGGTATAGTAGTCACCTGTCGGTCAAAGACACGAAGGTGATACCTGCCGATGAACTTCGTAAAGCTCGCAACGAGCTGAACAACGAAGCTCGATTCCAATCGGAGTACATGTGTTCGTTCAAGACTCCAGTTGAGGGAGCGTACTACGGAGCGCAGATCAACAAGGCTTACAAGGAGAAACGTGTGATGGATACGATTGCAGTAGATCCGATGTTACCAGTCCACACGGCGTGGGACTTGGGAATGGATGACGCTACTACCATTTGGTTTGTCCAGCTGTTCAAGAATGAGATCCGTGTAGTGCACTACTACGAGAACAGTGGAGAAGGATTACCCCACTATGCAAGATACTTACATGTGTGGTCTAATCAGAAAGACGTGACCTACGGCAAACATTACGCACCGCACGATATTAAGGTACGTGAGTTAGGAACTGGTAAGTCACGGCTTGAGACCGCCAGAGGTCTAGGTTTAAAATTTGTAACAGTAAAGAAGCTGGCGATCATTGATGGCATTGAAGCCGTGCGTAATATCTTAAACCGTTGCTGGTTTGCAAAGGATGGATGCTACGCAGGACTTGAAGCACTCAAGGGTTACCACAAAGAGTTTGATTCTAGCCGAGGAGTTTTTCGTAAGACACCTGTCCACGATAAGAACTCTCACGGAGCTGACGCATTCCGTACACTGGCTGTAGGATTAAAACAACCAAGCTTTAGCAAACACAAACAAACGAATGAGTACCAAGTCAAAAGTCTTAATTGGTGACGACCACAGGTTGTCGATGTACGATGAAGCATGTGTCCTGTATAATACGCAGGGTCAGGACTTTGCTGCATTGTTTAACAACATAGTGAATTCCCCTAATGACGAACAGAAATATTTTTTCGGAGGTCCCGATTACTTACTGCTAGCTTTGGTCAAGGAAGATGAGGATGGCATGTTCTGGCACATATGCTACGCAGCTCACAGGAATCCTGAGTATTTATCTAGTAAGTTTATGGAACTTGCGCCATTTCCGCTTGACAGGATAGAGTTTTGTCGCTATCACAAGATGAACAGTACTAATCCATTTAAGCAATATAAGTGGGAAACTTTCAAACGTATATCTAAATATGGGCTCTTCACCTAAGCCACCGCCTCCTCCAGCTCCACCAGCACCACCTCCTCCACCCACACCTGTGGCACGTCAGCCGATTGCGAAAGCAGCTCGTCCGACTCGGAAGTTGACTACTGGTACGTTGTTTGGAATGGGCAGTGTCTTACCGCGAAGAAATAGAAACCAAACTAAGAAGACTCAAGGTCGCTCGCCATTAGGCGGTGGCGGAAACTTATATGGTTAACGCATTACGTCAGCGGTATGAAGAACTCAAACTGTTAAGGTCTCACCTTGATGGAATGTTTCTTGATGCCCAAAAGTATGTCCGACCAAACTCTAACAAGTTTGATCACGGACATACACCCTTTCAAGACGATGGCTCACGTGAGATCTTTGATGACACCGCAGTGTGGTGTAATCAGATGTTCGCGAATGGTTTAAGTTCTAACTTAATACCAAAAGCAGATCGCTGGTTTTATTTAAAAGTAACCGACAAACCAACAGGAGAGTTATCATCAGATGAACTTGCATATCTTCAGCAAGTCGCAGACAGAATTCTTCACGAATTTAGTCTTCCTAAATCACAGTTTTATAGCTCAAGTCACGAGTGTTTCCTTGATATTGGGGCTTACGGTACTTCTCCTGTACAGATCACTGATGTCGATGGGGTTATTAACTTTAGGTCTCGCCCTCTTGCTGATGTATTTTTCGATACAGATCAGCATGGTACTGTAGACACTGTATTCTATCGTTGCTATAAGACAGCACGTCAGATGATGCAGGCGTTCCCACAAGTAGCTGACATGGATGGTTTCGACAAGAACATGTCAGTTCACAATAAATTTGAACTTGTATATGCAATCGAACCTAATAACGATCCAGCTGCTAAGAAAGGTGGACGTGTAGGTAAGGGTCGCCCTTATAAGGTTACTTACTGGAGTCCGCAACTTAAGGATGTAATCCAAGAAAGCGGATCTAGTTACTTTACTTTCCTAGTACCGCGTTGGTCTAAGTTGGCTGACGAGGTACACGGACGTGGACCAGCATTCTCATGCTTGTCTCAAATCCGTGCACTCAACAAGATGGTCAAGGAAGCCTTGATCTCTGCTGAGTATTTAAATTTCCCAACCCTTACTGCAGAGGAAGACAGCATCATGCTTCCGATGAAGTACGGGTCACGTCAGATTATGTTCCACGAAGCTGGGTCTGAGAAGCCGTCGCCAATCTTGGCAGGCAATCAGCCACAGTATGTAATGGAAATGATTCGTATGTATCGTGATAGCATCAACCGTTCATTCTTTGTCGATCAGATTATTCGACAAGAGAAGAAGGAACGTCAGAGTGTTACCGAGATCCAAGACGTGCGTGGACAGATGTTGAACCAACTTGCACCGCTACTTAATCGTATGGAGACTGAATATCTATGCCCTGCGATTGAAGCAACCTTTGAGTTACTTGAGCGTCAAGGTCAGTTACCTGAAAGACCTGAGTCGTTGAATGGTGGTTCGCTAGAAATTTCATTCTCTAGCCCAGCTTCCCAATCACAATATGCGACACGTCTATCAGATATTAGTTCTTTCATGCGAGACATTGCTCCTCTTGCTCAAGTTAAACCTGAAGTTATGGGGGCGATCAATGAGCAGACTTTACTGGCGAGCTATGCTAAGTATCGTAATATTGATCCAGCGGTTGTTAAGACTGCTGAAGAAGTGAAGGCTCAGATGGATCAAGCAAATCAACAAAAAGAACAAATGATGCAAGTGCAAGCCGCTCCGCAACTCGGAGGTGCAATGAAAGATATTGCACAGGCTAAGCAGATCGACCCTGAAGGTGTTGGTCAGCTGCTAAATATTTAATATGAAAGTAATGGACTCCCTTGGGAGGTTGCGTGAGAAATCGCAACTTCGTAATGATCTTATTAACATACTAGAGACTCCTGCTGGGCAGAGGTTCTTTAGTATACTACTTCGTGAATGTCACGTAACTAAACCTGTATTCCACACAGACGAGGCTAAGCTTCGTGAGTGTGAAGGACGCAGACGTTTAGCTATGAGTTTCCTAACGCTGATTGGTCAAGACGACCCTCAGCAATTAATCAACAAACTAGAATTAGAGAATAAGAAAAATGTCTGAAGAAACTGAAGTAGAAGAATCGACAGGTGGTCTGGGTGGCGGTTTAGCAGAACAACCAGTAGCAGAACAACCTGAGAGCAACGACGCATACCAGTCGTTTTATGACTCACTGCCTGAAGAATTGCAGAGCAATGAGACAATTAGAAATACCAAGGACTTAGAATCGTTGGCGGGTCAATTAGTAAATGCTCAAAGCGCATTAGGTACTAAACGACTTCAAGCACCACAAGAAGACTGGGGTGATGAAGAATGGAATGGTTTATTTGATCAGCTTCGTCCAGAAGATGACGAGTATTCAATTCCAGAACTAGCAACAGAAGATGGTGAAGAATATGATATGCCTGATGAGCAAGCACAAGAGCTTGTTGATTTTGCAGCTGAGATGGGACTATCCCAGAAACAGTTTGATATTTTGTACGATCGCTATGTAAACTTATCCGCTGATGGTGAAGACCAAAGCCTTCAAGAGTATAAGAGTTCAATTAGTGAATTACGTCAAGCAGTCCAATTAGATTGGGGCGATCAGTATAACACTAACTTAGCCTTAGCCAATCAAGCGTATGAGGCTATGTCATCTGAAATCCCTGAGATCAAAGAGTTAGTTGAGTCCGATCCGATGGTAGCTAATCATCCAGCAGTGTTGAAGTTATTTCATCGTCTAGCTGAAGTATCAGGCGATACACTACCTATGGCGCAGAACAACCCAGCTAGTGGTTTTGCTAACGAGAATACTCACGGCATTAAAGCGCAGATTGCTGAGATTGACGAGGGCAATGCTCAACTTATTATGTCGGATCCATCGGGTCTAAGTATGCGAGATCGTAGCAAACGTCAGGAATTATTAGAGAAACGGGCTAACTTATACAACAAGTTATACCCAACTGTGTAATTTTACTTGACAATTACCTTTAACAAGGCTATTCCAGTGATATTGGGGTAGCCTTTTTTTAGGTCCGAATACAAGCTTTTTAGGAAAGCCGTTGGTTTCGTACAACTAGAAGAGTCCGAAAGGGTAGCTCATCGACAACCAAACCTCACTTAAAACTTAAATTATTTTTTATTATGGCATATTCTGATCCTGCCTATATGGCACAAACTGGTACACCTGCTGGTGGTATCACTATCAATGACGCTTATGTACAAGCGTACAAAGCTGGCTTCGAGCAAGCTTTTCAACAATCTGAATCTAAACTTCAGCCTTATTTTGAACAAGAATCACAAAACGAAGAGTTCCAATATTTCGATCGCGTCGGCGTAGCTGAAGCGATGTCTGAGGACGTAAGTCGTTATGCGGACAACCCTAACAGTGAAATCACACACGATCGCCGTCGTATTGGTCTTAAAGACTATGAGCTTGGCAAGTATGTTGATGAGAAAGATCTAAAACGCGTACTTACAGATCCAATGAATGCTTACACACAAGCACTTCTTGCTTCTGGTCGCCGTAAGATTGACGACATCATCATCGACAAGTTCTTCGGTGAAGCTTACGTTGGTAAGTCTGGTGGAACTACTCGTACCTTCGCAGAAGGTGTTGGCGATGAAAATCGCTCTAACATCGTTGTTGGTACTAAGTCTGCTGGAGATATCACAGCTGCTGGTGACTATGTTGTTGCTGGTGGAGAAACTGAAGGTTTCTCTGTTGGTGGTGACTTCGGTGCTGCTAGTTCTGGTCTTACTCTTGCTAAACTTCGTGCAGCACGTCGCACAATGCTTCGTCTCCACGCTATCGACCAAGACGAAATCGTTAACTGCTTTGTTTCCGCAAAACAGCTTGATGATCTACTCGGCATTACTGAAGTTGTTAGCTCTGACTTCGCAGTTCGCAAATCCCTCGCAGAAGGTAGCGTAACTACATTCATGGGCTTCCGCTTCATCCACACCGAGCGTCTTCCACTATCTACTGGTGGTGACGGAGATGAGCGTCGTTGCATCATCTCTACATCGAAAGCACTTAAGCTCTCTACAGGTACAGCCCTTAAGGGTGACGTGTGGCGCGTTCCTGCTAAGAAAAACATTCCTTACGTATACTTCAAGCTTTGCGCTGAAGCATCTCGTATGTGGGGTGAGGTTTCTGGCGAGATCCGCTGTAACGAAAGCTAATTCTATTCGTAGTCTCCCCTGTGTATTCGGGGGAGACTACTCTTTTTTTATATGTCTACAGAAGCAACCAAGCTAAAGATACTCAATTCTGCCCTTCGTATGGTGGGCAGTTACCACATTGAAGCTAGTGATGAGACTAGTACAACCTACGAGATCGCCAACAGAGCTTACGAACAAGCTGTTACGGAATTGTTTGGCGACAATATATTTAACTACAACACCAAGCGTTCTACGCTTACAGGTGTATCGGGCAGTACTGAGTTCAAAAAGTTTAGTCACTCATACACACTGCCATCAGATTTAAACATTATCCTTATTATTGAGGATGAAGATGATTATCTTTGCGGAGAATACAGGATTGTAAATGGTTTGCTGTACGCAGATAAGACATCGTTAAAGATAACTTACACCTTTGTTCCTGACCTCGCCTCGGCATCTGCGTTGCCAGAGTTTCTGACTCGTGTTCTCACACTACATATGGCACAGAACATGGCTATTGAGTTGTCAGGTTCTGAGAATCGCCACGAGATACTATATGTACAATATCAGAAAGCTCTTAAGCGAGCACGAGTATTGGAAGGTCGTCAAGGACCAGCTCAAACATATATTAACGAAGAGAACTCTCAGTTCTTAGGCGGACATCAGAACTATGGCAAGGTATAGTAACGTACAATCAGATTTCTCAGGTGGTCTAATTAGTGACTACATCTTAGGGCGTTTAGATATTAAACGTGTAGCTAACTCAGCTCGCACATTTAAGAACTTCTTTCCAAGCCTACAAGGACCAGCTATCTTTAGATCTGGTTTCCAGCATTCTAGTAGCCATACATCAACTACTCAGGCAGCACGAGGTATTGATGTAACTTTAGCTACTGACGTACCTTACCGAGTAGTATTTACTCCTGAGAGTATAAAGGTGTATGATGCACTTGGTACACTTAAAGACACTATATCACCATCACCGTATTCAGCAGCAGTTATACCAGATCTTCGGTTTAGCTCAGAGACAGATGCTTTATACATTGCGCACGGTCTTTATAGACCAGCTAAATTAACTGCTGACTTAATAACAGTTAGTCAAATACTCACAGCTGATGATGGGGGTTCTCAGAAGAATCTTGTATCGTCTGACGGGCTCACACTAACAGCTAACCTTGAAGTGCAGGGTGATACATCGTGGACTCTATCGGATCTACCGTTTGATATTGAACCAATCTTAGCTCCCGAGCCTGAGACTAAATCATTTAACATTTCAACTAACAAACGGATTGTTAAGATTGAAAGTGCCACAAGTCAATTCTCAGCAATTGTGACTGCTGGTGATGGTAATTGGGAATCTTATTACGTAGAGTATGAAGTCGAAGGTGAGAAGTTCTTGGGCAAGGTATTAGATGCCGCACTTGGTGGCGATTACACTATTGCAGATCCCACAAACACAGTTGTATATGTGGAGCCTGTTGAATCTATTGTTGATATTCAAGACAACGCAGCTCAATTGTATTTACTTGATGCTGAGGAAACAGCTGATGCAACTGACATTGCTGCGTTAGGTTTTGACGGTGTGCCAGATAACAAGATACATTTACGCTGTGACACTACAGTATTTAATAAAGGTTACGAAGGTTCTTTTATTCGCGTTGGTAGCGATCGTAGGAATGACAACGTGGTAGTTGGTCAAGCTAGGACTTCAACTCGCTGGTTGAAGATTAAAGAACATCGTGGTACTGAAGACCACCCTGTTGAATTTTACAGAGGTACTTACGATAACGGAGATTATGTATCAGGTAGTATATACAAAGCTTACGGACCTCTTGCAGCCGACCTGTTTATGATGGGTCCAGATGTACACGGTGCATTAGGTGTAACAAACGCTATTATACAACCTGCGGGTAACCGAGCATATACCTTTGTAAATGGATTAGGAACTGACCCAGCCCACCCGTTTGGGCATGCTAACAACCCTGTATATTCAGGAGCAACTACTGATATATTTGGCAACCTAACTACATCTAAACAATTTGATGTAGTTGAGTGTGAAACAACACCTAAGATTGAAAGTGGCGATAAGTTGATTATACCTACAGGTACATTAACAATCACAGCCGTAGCTAACGATGTAAAGCTTAACGCTAAGGGAGCGTCATTTGTTGCATCCGACATTGGTCGTTATGTACGTGGTCGTTTACCGTCTGGAGTTGTGTACATGAAGATTTTATCACAGGACTCAGGCACGCAAGTAACTGCTGAGTTGTTATCTCCAGTACCGAAAGATACACGTACACTAGGGTATGAGAATAACGGTGACTTTACAGAGTTTAACTTTGGAGCTTGGTATACAGATAATTACCCACGTACTGTAGCTAAGTTTGAACAACGTAGAATATTTGGTGGCACTTACGCTAATCCTAATAACTTATTCTTTAGCCGTAATGCAGATGAAGAGAACTTTGCAACTGTACAAAATGACGGAAATGTATTAGATACAGATGCGATTACATATGAGTTAGATAACTCCACAGCAGGTATCCGTTGGCTGAGTGCATCTCGTGATTTAGTTATCGGAACTACAGGCGGCATCTACCGCATTGTACCTAATCAATATCAATATGGTATTAGTCCGAAAACAATTCGTATTGAATTGACAGAAGAAGAGCCATGTAATCAACAATCTGAAGTTGTTGGCTCATCTATATTCTATCCTGACCAGTCGGGTACTCGATTGATGGAATATAAGTACGACGTTAATATTACAAGCGCATCATCTAATGATGTATCCAAATTGATCTACCCCACCTTCCTGAAGGATCCGATCAAACAGCTTGCGTATCAACACACACCACAGCCGAGGTTGTGGGTGCGTACTACAGGAAATAAACTTTTTTGCTTGTCCTATCACAGACAGGAAGAATTCTATGCTTGGTCTGAACATGATATATCAGCTGATGCTATATATGACATATCAGTAATGCATAGGGGTGCACAGTCAGAACTAGACCAACTCTGGGTAGTCGTGCGACGTGGATCTTCAGTCTACAACGAAGCATTATCTCAAACTGATCCACTCCAAGAGACTGTGTACCCATTCCTTGATAGTCACCTAACAATGACTAAACCAACAGATGGTTCAGATATTAGTGTGACAGTAAGCTCACGGTTTAGTGATGGCACATCTGTGTCAGTCATACAGGACGGTGAATACATTGGTGAACAAACTGTAGCTGGTGGTGTTATTACAATTTCAAATCGCTCAACTACTCAAGACTTAGTAGTTGGCAACAAGTACGAGGGTGAACTTAAGATGATGTTCCCAACATGGGATGGTTCTAACAAACCAGCTTACGGTTCGGACAACGCTCGTATCATATCACTCAAGCCTTTCTTAATTAACTCATGGAGCTATAAGCTTGGTATTAAAGATTCGTTCGATACAAAACGTGTATTTACATCATATGGTTCAACAGGATTTACTGGGTTCGATAAAGAACACCCAGTATCAGGTTCTACGTTTGGTGTAGATAATGTACCAACAATCAAACATTCCGAGCCATATCCGTTGACAATTGCATCAATCACTACTAAAACCGACTTAAATTAATGGCTACTGCAATATTTCTCTTGGGGACAGCAGTCTCCGTAAAAGGACAACTTGATCAAGCTGCTGCTCAAAGAAAGGCAGCAACAGCAGCTGAGGCTCAGGGTCGTTATAATGCTCAGGTGGCTGTTAACAATATGGTAGCACAGCAGAACGATTTATCGTTCGAACAAAGCGTTAGTCAGTTAGAAAAGAATACAATGATGCGACAATCTCTTGTTGCACGTAAGAATTTATCTCAAAAACTTACAGCTGAGTTAGGTAAAATTCGTAATCGACCTAAATTTGGTGGTTCTTATTTAGATGTATTTAAAGCAGCTGAAAATCAAGCTAACACTCAACTTGCTGAGTTTGACTTTGATGCGTCGCAAAAGACTTACGAAGGATTTAAACAGTACCAAGATTCTGGCAGACAAATGGGTCTTGCGTATTCTCTTGGTATGGCAGATCGTGATTTAACTCTAGCATCGGCAGCTAATCAAGCATTCCAATTTAGACAACAAGCTAGTCAAGCTAAGCTTGGTGCAGTTTCTACTGCTATTGGTGGTTTTGCTAATGCAGCTGAAATGAGTAACAACTTTGGTAAAGGACCGATGTTTCAATCAAAAACACCCACAGTAGGAAACTATTCAACATTAGGTAGACAAGCATATCGTTAATTATGGCTATTAGACTTTCAGGAACTCCCCAACAACAGAAAGCACCGTTCAGTGCTTTCGACACATCGTCTAACTTTAAGAGCGGACTCACTCAAGTAGGTCAAGCACTTCAACAAGCTGGTGCTGGACAGGCTCGTGTTGAGCAACGTGCAGAGGTAGAAGCCGATCGTGCGACCGCTGAATTGAAGCGAAAGTCTAATGCTGCTCAGGAGTTAGCTGTGTATGGTTCGAGAAGTAATCTTAGTGCGATAATAAAAGCTGCTGCAGATGAAGTCTCGCATCACACAAACACAGGTGACATAGAGCAACTTAAAGCAGCTCGAGATGCTTATGCTAACATAGAACTAAGTTTAGACCAGCTAAACGCAAATCGAGCTGATGGCACAGCAACTGATATCACAGAAAACAATTATTCTACAAAAGCAATGATTGACCTAAAGAACGAATATGACAGGGCTCAACGTAAGTTTGAAAGAGAATTATCAGAAAAAGACGTGCTTAAAGGTCAGTTTGAGGCGTTAAAAACACTTGATCAATCAATACTGAATAATAACAGGCAGAATAAAGAGGGCAATACTGGTGATAAGATACTTGAAATTGTAGACGGAGTTGCAAACAATGACCTGCTACGTATTGCATATGACGGAGCTACTATTGATCAGGGTCAGCCAGCGTTTCGTAATTCAGAACGCGCTTCTATAATGGGCTTAATTGAGCATCAGTTTGTAGTGGGGACACCACTGACAATTGATGAGCTTAATGATCGACGTGATGCTGTTGAGCAAGTCTTTGAACAATACGGAGAACGATTTGAGTTTGATGCTGGTGACCTTGCTAAGTATCGTAAAGCATACAAAGCCAAACGAACGGAAATTGAAAATCCTGAATATCAAAAACAATTGGCTAAAACGAATTTAGATAATGCGGACAGCAGTTTATCTTTAGTTTCAAATCAAAGTCAGATTACACCGCAAGATTCTTCTAAACTGATTGGTATAATTTCAGCAATACCCGATGAGTATTTAAACCCAACGCAGGTTACTAAGAAGCAATCATTGTTAAGCTTTGCAATTCTTTTTGACCCTGAGGATTACAACTCAGAACCAATTGCTTATCAAATGCTGGAAGTAATGGCTATGCAGCCTGAATCTAGTCGTCAATCGGTAGAGGATATGCTCAAAACAATGGGCGGTAGTAATGTTGACACATTTAAGCTACAACCAACTGAAGCTAGTCGCTTAAATGATTGGTTTAGTTCTAGGATGAAAGATTTAAACAAGGTTGCAGACGCACCAGAAAACATAGGGTTGTTGTCACCGTACCATGCGGATCTACTTAAAAAAGTTAAGAACGGTGATTCGTTTGCATACTCAAATTTAGAGCGAGAATATAAATCTTTTATTGACTCAAACCCAAATATTAAAGGCGTTCCAAATGTTTTCTACATAGAACAAGCTTCGTTCCCAACTGGATCAATTGGTGCAGTTGAAACTGCTGTTGCTAGTGTAAGAACAAATATAATTAAGAATGAACTAGATAATGTTATAGTTAATGCAAACTATAGGCTAGAGCGTGGAGACCTAACCGCAATGGATCTCTTAAACTACACAGCCCAGAAAATGGCAGCTACTAGAATGTTAACGATGGGTGGAGATAGTGCTACCGAATCAGAACGTGCGTTATTAGCTCAACAGGTTCAAGGCGATCTTGAATCTTTCTTTTCGTATTATAAATCAGGGACGGAAGCATCTACTGAAGTTAACGCTATTTATAGTGACTTAGTTACTCGTTCAAATAAAAACGATATGGACGAATATGAGGATGCTTTACCTTTATTAAATCAAAAAGCTTTATTACAAAACTTGGGATTAAATTCAAGAGCTAATTTATTAGATACTATTTTTAAAGGGTTTATTCAAAAAGATTTAGATGTATTAAGTGATAAGAGTGATAAAGAAAGGTATGAGCATATAAGAACTGCAATGCGTGAAGCTGATATGCTAATACCCAAAGTTGCTCGCTCCGAAAGTGGAGCTTTGATTCAAGTTCCTAACGCACTCGCTGGATATGTTAGTGATGACCTGCATGAAGACGGTATACTTAAAACCGTGAGTGGTTACAGCATTCTTAAAAGAAAGATGGGCGATCAAGAAACTTTAGGTAATGTGGCGTTTATGTACGCAGCTTCTGGCTTGAACCAAATGTTTGATCAATACGGCGATGAGATAAATCTTAGAGAGTTTTATAGCGACATAGAAGGTCGAATACCAGATGACCGCAGTATTGCTGGTCCAACAGTGTTTACAAATTTGGGGGCTCTGCCAGCTCGTACAGATGAGCAAACTCAAGAAGATCAAGACGCAAAAGCTTGGGTCAATGGTGTGTTGAACAACACAGACGAGCAAGGGAGACCGCTAGCAAGATTTGGGGAGCCTGAAATGGTGACTATGCCAGACGGAACTCAACAACTACGAGCACCGTTTTTAATCTTGACAGCAAATAGAGACTACGTAAAGGTTCAGACAGATGACGGCTTTATGGGCTTTAACGTAAACCAAGCAATCGGAACTGTTGAAGCAGTAATGCCAAGCATTGTAGATTTTTTTAATAACTACTTAGACCCAGACACAAGTTTTGTATCAGGATTTTCTTACTACGCTAGGAACATTCTTGGAGTAAACGAAGGAGCTTTGCAGAAACGAGTTGATGAACAACACGGAATTAAATATCGTGGTGAATTAAGCAGAACTGAGAAGTATCGACCTCTACTTGGTTTAACTGAAGAGCAGGCAGACCAAAGAGTAATTGATGATTTGAAGCAAGGTATTGCTCGTGAAAAGGATCCAGAAGAAAAAGCCAGACTCCAGAAAATTCTTACAGAGTATCAAAAATAGATAATGCAGTCATTAAATCAAGATAGCTACGAAGCAAAGTTTAACAGACCTACGTTTCGCGAACGTCAACGAGAAACTGGCAACAGTTTTACAGATTATGGTAGACTTGTTGGAGCAGCTTACTCGGCTCAATCCAGTTATGAAGCTGGTATAATGAAAACGTTTGCTAACTGGGTTAAGACGAAATCCTTAGCAGACGACAGTCCTAACGTTACAGAAGACGAGTTTGGTAAATCCTATGCTCCTATTCTGGGTCTTGAATTTAAAGAAGAAAATCAAGCTCAGTTAGATTTTCGGATTCAACAAGGTGCTCGAAGAGCACGTCAGAACGAAATGATTCAAGGGCAGGATCGGATGATAACTAACTTTGTTAGTAGTTTTGCTGGAGGCATGGCAGACCCAGTTAATCTAGTGCCATTAACTTTGCCAGCTAAACTAGCGAAATCAACTATTGCAATGAACGCTTCTGCTGGTAGACGTGCAGCTACTGCATTCCACCAAGGCAAGCTTACGTTTAAAAACGTGTTAGCAGTTAACGCATCTTTAGAGTTGCCATATGCGTTGGTGATGAATGATACGGGTGTTGAGGAATACACACTGGATCATTTGAAAATGTCAGCTGGGATGAATTTACTTTTAGGTGGTGTTATGGGCGGTGGTCACGGATACTTAGCTAGTCGCCAAGCACTTAAAATTAAAAATGCTCGGAGACAGCTAAATCAACACAACTTGTTAATGGAGGCTGATGATTTTAGATCTCCAATGGAAATGGCTATGGATGATAATCCTAACCTTAAAGAGATGTTGTATGGTAATCCTCGTATTAAAGACTTTTTATCAGGAAAAGATCCAGAAGGTGCAAATCTCAATGTAGACGATATATCATTAATGTATATGTCGTTAGACACGCACGTTAATGGTTTAAAGCTGAAAGCTCTACAGCAAGATATTGCTCAGGAAATTCTAAACAGTAAAGACTATTCTGGGAAGTCTATGATCAAAGGACGTAAAGATTACACCGATAGAATGAGTCGGATTGTTGAAGCTGTGCTTAGCGGTAAGGTCACTAAAAAACTTACAGACGACGACATAGCGTTACTCAAGAAGTATGACATTGAGTTAGATGAAACTGGCACAGTTGTAAATCACTCTAAGCTCAAAAAAGTGCCGTCTAACCACCCTGCGGAAGAATATGCTTTATCTAACAGCTTACTAAAGGAAACGTCTAATTTGAACAACTTGGAGCTTGAACTATCTGCTTTAATCTTTGATGAAAACGGCAATCGTCGACCTTTGACTTTACAAGATGCTCAGCTTATTAAGAAAAAAGAACTCGAACTTAATAACGCTCTTGATGCATATTACGAAACACACGGTAAGTATTTTGATCAGGTTGAAACTCAAGCTATAGAAATGGTTAATAAAACTTTTAATTTAAACATTAAAGGTAAGAAGTTTGAAAAAAGCAGACGAGTACTAACTGCTCTTGAAGATATTAGACAAGGTATTTACGTTAGAGGAGCTGTTAAGAAAGGCAGTGCTACAATACGAGTTGAGTTACCACACAGAGTATTAGACAATTCAAGATTATCTCCATTTGAATTTGGTGATCCTCTAACTCAAAAAAATGTTAACGATGCATATTTTGCTGATATGTATTCAATGATGATGCACGAGTCTATTCACGTGATTCAAGACTTTGCACCTGAACTTTTAACTCAACTTACTGACTATGCAGATAGTCCGCTAATTGCTAAAGCTTTAAATGAATTTTTAACTAGCAATAAATATAAACCAGATACTTTTAAAACAGAACGACCAGCGGTACTGTTGGAATGGGCTATGGGTCAAGAGGGTTATTGGCAAGCACTGCATGACGGAAACAAGTCTTTGTACCGTCAGTTAATTGATTTCATATCTAACGTAGCAGGCAACATTGCTCGATACCTCGGTAAGAGTGATATTGTTTTTAATAAAAAATTAAAACCTAAGGATGTAGCGTATGAGGTAGGTAAGATAATGAGTGATCTACGCAAAGAAGCTTCTTTGTCAGGAAAACTTAAGAAAGCTTACGAAGATAATCCATCACCAGCTGATGTGTCTAGAATTGATGTTTATGATTCTTTAGATACACGCGACTCATCATTATCTAAAACATATGAGAATGATAACTTTAACAGTCGTGCTAACGAAAATGACAAGTATCAAGCCGACCCTAAAAAGTATTTAGAAGATACAATTGCTCGTCTTACACAGGATGATACTTTTGTCCCAACTATTTTAAACATCGCTAAGATTAGCGATCCCGTCAAGCGTACAGAAGCAATCACTAAACTTGTTGAAAGTGAGTCTCTTAATATCCCACTTACTGCACAAAACGTGAAGGATATGATTATTAATTTAGACGCTTCGATGAAACGGTCTCGTCTAATATATAAGATTGCTAAGCTCAACGACCCTAATCAAATCCTAGCAGCACTTGCTATGATGAAAGACAAGGGGCTACCGTTAGACCCCGCTCAGCGCATTGGCACTATACTACTGCAGGAGAAGAAGACTACAGTTGAGAAATTATCAGAAGTACGTAAGTATTTAGTTGAGGAAGATCATGCAATGATTCTACGTGCTGTTCACGACGCATCAGTACGTGGTAAGCTTATTGAAGCGATTGCGGGTAAGAAGACTGCTAAGGCTAAACTTGCACAGCTTAAGACTTTGTTAGACGGCAACCGCCGAGCTGGTGTAGATTTAGGACCGTCTGTGCAACGTCTTGTTGAAGAGCAGATTCGCAGAGACCAACTACCGTTGTTGGACTATTTAACACAGCATGATTTAGAAGTTATATTCTTAGGCGAAGATGTATCTCATTACATGAGTTCGTATAAGAAAGCTTCGTTTGATAATCCAGCTTTAATACGGGCTTACGGTAATGATGTCAAAGCTGCGTCTAAACAGATGCACATTGATATAATGACCGCAATGACAACTGGTAAGATGCCCAAGCGTTGGGAAGGTATCCCAGTTTGGGAGGGTCTGGTTGATGTTATCCGTAAGATTAACAAAGGTCAGATGGCTGAGATTAACTATCTCGGTGTTAACATGCGTGAACGCAAAGGTTTCTCTGGTTACACAATGCGCTATGATCGTCAGGTTGTAGCTTCGATGACAGAGAAAGAGTTCATTAGTAAAATGATGAACATGATGGATCTGGGTAAAACTTTTATGCTACACGGTGGTATTATGGAGCCACCTGTCTCGGCAGTTGATAAGGCTAAGAATGTTAAGAAGAAGGCATATGTTAAGTTTGATCACAGAGCTATGCTTTCGACTATGTACAACGAGATTGTTAATGGTAAGTTTGAACTAGACCCAGACGTTGCAAATCCATCAGCAGTTGGTGCGTTCCGCAAATCTATGAAGATTGCGTTTAAGCCACGTTTTGAGATCGAAGCACGTATTGAATTTGGTAACTACCAAAGTCTTGGACGTTTGATGCTTGAGCAGATTCGTGGTCGTTCAGAACGCATATCTTTAGTCAAACACTTAGGTCACGATGTAGGTGGCAATATTAAGAAGATTGCTAGAGATAACAACCTTAATGATGGCTCGCTGTCCTACAAGGTTTTTGATGCTACAGTTGACCAAGTCTCGGGTGTATTAGATAATCCTGCAGATGTACAGTTATCATCAATCTTCAAGAAGGCACGTAGTGTATCAAACTTGGCTTACTTAGCGGGGTCTGGACTATCAACTCTGTCAGACATACCACTGTCCTTAGCTACGTTAAGCTTTTTGGGGATTGATGGCAGAGGGTTTGCAGGCTTTGTAAAATCTTACAAGGAAGCGGTATCTCGACAGTTTAAAGGCGACCAGAAAGCTATGAGTGCTTGGTATAAAGCTCAAGGTGCTGGTTTTGATATGGTTATGAGAACTTATGCAGGTCGTGTCGTTACCGATGAAGGTAAGGGTATGGGTTGGCTTGACTTTGGTAGTAATGCGCTATTTGAAATTAACGGTCTTAACAGGTTTACAGGAGCTCACCAACAATTCTTTCTTGATTACTTATCGTCAGACATAGCTAAGCAACTCCGCACTGGTAAGATGAACGACACTACTATGCTTCGCATGACCGAGTTTGGATTTACTCCTGACGAAGTTATGTCACTTGCAAAGTATGTACAGAAGACTCCTGATGGTGTGTATCGTCTTGGTCCGTCTAACATTGGAGACAATACTAAACTACAGCGTAAGCTCAGCACTTTTTATGGACACTACATGAAAGAGGCAGTTATTGAGCCAGACGCTGGTGCACAGGCAATATCACGTCTTGGATTGCAAGCTGGTACGTTTGCGGGTGAATCAGCTCGTATAGCGTTTCAGTACTCAAGCTTTATGCTTGGTATGTCTCGTGTGGTGTATCGTAGATTTATGAACGGCTACACAGGCAACAAGAAACAACAGGCTATGCGTAACGCTCACCTTATTGCTTACTTGGGAACTGCATTAGCATTTGCCTATATGACAACCGTACTTAAGGACTTGTCTCGATTCAAAGAACCAATTAGTCCACTAGATATGTCTGAGAATGACATGTTGCGATTGCTTAGCCAGTCAGGTGTACTTGGTGTTTTAGAACTACCTCTTAACGCCCAGAGATTTGGTGCAGACGCTGCGTTTGCTCCGCTTGTGGGTGCTGGTAAGGATGTACTCTCAGGAGACATTAAACAGGCTGTAGACCCCCTTCTAGGTACAAACTATCCAATCATTGGACCGTTAATGAAGAAGGTGTCATTTGTTGCTAGTGAGACCTTAAACAACATTGCTGGTGACGAATTAACTCGTTTTGGCGAAATAACTGATTTTGAAGAACTCAGGCAGGAAATTGATAGACGAACAACCGCAGAGTAGCTTGACACTATATACTTTAACTTACTTAATACACTTATAAACCATATATATTTACTATGTCCAAATATGAAACTACACGTGCTACGGCACTAGAGACTGGCATTACCGCTGGTTCAAATACTTCACGGGAAACTAAACAAGAGTATAGTGCTCCCTTTGGCAGTCACTCAGTCTGCCCACATTTAATTACTGCATTTACCGTTAGTGGCGTTTCTACTGCTGGAGGTCAAGATGACATAAACGGAGCCTACACAATTACAAGACCATATGGAGCTGGCGGTGCAGGTGATGCTAATTTACTATATGCAACTGGTGCCAACGGACATGAATTTTCTGTTGCAGCATCAGGTCAAGATGCATCTTTGAAGTGGTCACTTTATGATGCAGACTTTAACCCGAATGCAACTGGTACTAATGCAGGTGGCTTTTTTGAGTCAACACTAATTAACGAATTTTCTGATACTAACTTTGAAAGTAATCAATGGAAGTATGATTACACGTTTCCTTGGTCTTCATTAATTACATGGTCTGAGGGATTTGGTGGTAATGATTACTCAGCAATGAGCTTTGGCAGTTTTGTAGGCGGAGACATTTAAAATGGAAGATGTTATTTTCAGGTCGTTTATCGGAACTACTGGTTTTTTTGCCACAATTGGATTATCGCCTGTGAATGAAGTCTTAGGATTTTGTGTTGGTGTTGCTACATTTTTGTATATGGCATCAAGTGCTATTAAAGTAATAAGAGAATTATTGAATAAGTGAGTACACTCCAGACAGTTATGTCTAGTTCACAGGAGTATGGCAAAAACGAAAACGTGAGCCAGACTAATGCTGAGTATACAAATGTCTTTACTTACACTGGATTAGCTAATCGTATATCTCAAGATATAGATAACCGCACTAAGGTTACTAATGTATCTACACAGATTACACTGTACTCGTCCGTAGATGAATCTACACCAGCTTATACACGTAATGTGAATAACTGGATGGTTGACTACACTGAGGCGTTGACCTGTCTGACTGCTGCAAACGGAACTAGTGGCACAGCTGAACAAAAACTTTGTACTGCAATTACTAAGCGTCATTGCGTTACTGCTTGGCATTTCAAACCATCTAATGGGGATACGTTGTATTTTGTAACTGAAGACAATACAATTATATCTCGAACAGTTACAGATGTTGATATACTTAGTGATAAAGATGGAGCTATTGTATTGTTAGATTCGGACTTACCTAGTGCTATTGTTCCATGTAAGATTGCCCCTCATGAGTTTAATACCTTAAGCGCAACAGATTATGCTCTTATATCTACAGACCAAGAGCGTAAATTACATTGCAGGGACATAGGTAACTTTACTAATTCAGGGGAATCAGTAACATTTGGAACACCTACTGATCCTGATAGATTAGCTTTGTACGAGGCTATAGTTTTAAATGATTCATCAAATCCTATATGGATGGCGGTAGAAGGTGAATTATGGTTGGTGTCTACATATCTTACTGGCGGAGGCGGAGCTGGTCCGTATTATGGTTATTACGTTGCAGATGAAACACTTAATAACGCTATTGCACAAATAAATAGCGATAACTCAGTTTCAGGAACTTACAGAGTATCTGTAGGAAACTTTAACAATCTTACATAATGCCAAGTATAAACGATAACACTACTATTACTATACCGCTACGCAACTTGCTTGCATTAGTAGCTGGTACAGCAATAGCTGTGACTGGATATTTCCATGTTACTGAGCGTGTTACAATGCTTGAGCATGAGTTGTCTATGATACGAAATAAGGTAATTGATAATAAGCAGTGGATTGTAGACTGGGAGAAAGAAGGTCTACTACCTGCTGACATTATACAAAATAATAAAATAGAGTTCCTTGAAAGCAGGGTTCTTAAAATAGAAAATATAGTAGAATGACACCAGAACTTATAGCAATGTTAGGTGGCGGAGCTAGTGGCTTCATTATGAAGTTTATGGCATCCCAAGCCCAAAACCAAGCTCGTTTATTTGAGCAGACAATCAAGAAACAACAGACTGCCGATGCATCTGCTGACGCTGCTGAGAAGCGTGGCGGTGACGGTGGAGCGTGGATACGACGTTTTATCGTGGTAAGTACGATGTTTGCTGTCATAGCAGCCCCATTCGTGCTTGCATTTACAGACTTTGGAGTTACTATCCAAAAAGACACTAGCTTCTTGTTCGGCTTGTTCAAGGGTGCAAAGTGGGAAACTGTAACAGGTTACGTAATTTTACCAGAAGTTCGGCAGACAGCATTGGCTATCGTCGGCTTCTATTTTGGATCATCTCAAGTTAAATAAAATATTATGGCATTACCAGCATTAGCATTATTAGGAAAAGCAGCAGCAACCGTAGGGACTGGTGTTCGTGTAGTAAAAGCAGCAGCAAAGTCTAAGAAGACTATTGACGCTCTTATGAAAGCAAAAAAAGCAGCAAAGACAGCTAAAGAAAAAGCTGCAATTGCAGCTAAGATTGCAGCAGCAAAATCAGCTCCTGTAGCTAAGAAAGCTGCAAAATCTACAGCAGAGGCTACTAAGACAGCAGCTAGGAGAATTAAAGCTAAAACTCCAACAGCTGTAGAACGAGCAAAACGAGCAGCAGCAGCTACCAAAGCAGGCGCAAAAGCAGCAGGTCAAACTATGGCTCGTGAATACAAACGTGGAAGACGGAACTAATGCCTAAAGACGCTTGTTATCGTAAGGTTAAAGCCCAATACAAAGTATTCCCATCTGCTTATGCAAGTGGGGCTATCGCTAAGTGTCGTAAAGCTGGAGGACCACGCAAGATTAAAGCGAGGAAGAAGTGAATGGCGGTAAGGAAGACACAGTCAGGAATGAACCTGAAAAGATGGTTCAAGGAAAAGTGGGTCGATGTCCGATCAGGAAAGCCTTGCGGACGACGCAAGGGCGAGAAGCGAGGAACGCCCTATTGCAGACCATCAAAGCGTGTCACCTCAAAAACCCCTGCTACTGCATCAGAACTTACAACCGCACAAAAGCGAAGTAGAATTTTACAGAAGAAACGTTTAGGTCAACCATCTGGAGCACCTAGACGTGTTAAAGCTATTAAACGTAAATAAACTTAAACCCAATATTATTATGCCACAAGGAGAAGGAACATACGGTAGCCAAGTAGGTCGCCCATCTACGAAGAAGAAGAAGAAGAACTACATTGGTAGGACTAGTAGGACTGGTGAGAAGAAATCAGTAGACATGAAGAAGAAGTACGCTGGTAAGAAGTTTACACCATTAATTGGTCGTGGGACTCCTGAAGAGCGTAAGAACACTCGTGAGTTTGCTAAGGACTTGGAGAATAATCGCAAAGCTAAGAATAAAAAGCGTTTAAAGAAATTCAAAGCTTTTGTAAAGCGAGCTACAGATCCTCGTGGGACTAAAGCTCATGATAAAGATCCAAAAGGAAAAACCATTGGAAAGGTTACAGGTACGCGAGATACAGATCCTCGTGGGACTAAAGCTCATGATAAAGATCCAAAAGGAACAACTATTGGAAAGACTACAAAAGCAGGTAAGAAGTTTATTAAAAAACAAACTACTAATCCTTTTGCAAGAAAAAAACCTGATCCAGAATCAGCTAATAAGTTAATGAAAAAACTTAACAAGGGTAAATGAGGAAAGAACACAAGAGTAAGACTGGCGGCTTAACAGCCGCTGGTCGTCGCTACTTTAAAGCCAAGGAAGGTGCTAATCTAAAAGCACCTGTAACTGGTAAGGTTAAACGTGGGTCTAAGGCTGCTGGACGACGCAAGTCGTTCTGTGCTCGTATGAGCGGTGTCAAGGGTCCGATGAAAGACAGCAAAGGTCGTCCAACACGAAAAGCACTTGCATTACGTAAGTGGAAATGTTAATACACAATTATGGCAAATTACCCACTAGCAAACACAGCATCTCAAATTAACTTAGCATTACAAGCTGTAGTTGGTGCTGACGCGGAACCAACTAATGGCTCAGATGACATGGTCACAAGTAACGGTGTCTTTGATTATATTGAGACACAGCTTGGACCGTTCAAGACTAAGACAGTAACTACACAGGCTGTTGGTATATCTAATACTGACAACGAGACAAGCATTCCCACTAGTGCTGCTGTTAAAGACTTTGTAGATACTACAGTACCTACAATATCTCGTGTGTTAATAACGCCTGCTGATATTACAAGAACTAGAGTTAGTGGTGGTGACATTCAAACTAATGGACTACAGGATGATGGTTCATACCTTTCAGGAGCGTCTATTAGTAATGAAGTTTTGGGTATATTTTCATATGATATTCCTACAGGTTACACAGCAACTTCTTTAGAAATTCATGGTTTTCGTGTAACAGCAACGGTGTATTCTAATAGTATAGCAACTGATTCTGCTACAGAAATTGGAGCAGAAACTGGTATAAATCAAGACACACAGGGTTCAGCTACTATTGATATTACGGATACAGCATCGTCAACTGCTACTTACATCACTATTAAATTTAAAAGAAGTGGCGGTTATACCAATAAATTAACTGGTGCTAAACTTACGTTGACTAAGAATTAAGCTTAACGATAAGCAACTCCGTCAATAATACGGTAGTTGTTCACATCAAAGGTTTTACCTTTGTGTACAATCTCAGCAAAGCCTAGATTCCATTGATTGACTGGCATATAGTCAGGCTCAAGGTCACATAGGCAACCGACTGACCAACAAGCTACAGTATCTCCGTCCATAGATTTGACGGAGTGCTGGCTTGTTTTGTGTTTATGCCCAGCAATAGTACATACACCAGTCTTAACTTGTAGTGTACGTGCAAAGTTAACAGGGTCAAAGGTATTGAAGAACTCATGTCCGTGTAATATCCACAGACCACCAGCCTTTGTTAGCTGACGACCACCAATCTCTTGGATGTCAAGGTCTTCAAAGTTAAGTAGCTTCTCCATCTTAAAGTCAGGTACACCACATAACTCAGGAGCTTTACGCCATAGGAACTTCTCCCAGCGTTCTTCGTGGTTACCAATCTTGAAGTATATATTGGCATTAGGGAAGCGTTCACGTAGGTGACATAGGAACTGACGGCTGGCTTGTAACTCACCAGCTAAGTCACGGTGATTAGGGTCTGTGTCCCAACGACTAGTAGCGTAGAAGTCTACAGTGTCACCGTTAAGTATAATGTTGTCAGCATCGCGACCATGCTCTAGTGCACACTCGAGTGCTTCCACATCGTGGTATGGCAAATGAATATCAGAGAGTAGTAATGTTTTACCATCAGGAATACGTACGATACGTTTCTTAGGGGTTAAAGACTTTGGAATCTTGTACTCACCAGCTTTACCATTCTTACGGTGTAGTGTGTTATCTCCTGTAGCACGAGCCGCTTTGCCAACATTGCCACGAGCGTAACGTACAGCAGAACGTGCACCTTCTAAGGTTGGGTATAGATTGGGATTTTCTTTAACAACTAACTGAGCAATGGTCCTGTTACCATGTTCAGGAAACTTACGGATGTATTCTTTAACTACGTCTACTTTTTTCATGTTATGTAAGGGTTATTATTTTATCCTCAAGTATACTGTTCTTACGCTTTAGTGCTACTAAGTCTTTATTGAGTGTGTCGTTTTGTTTAGATAGGGCTTCACAAGCTAAGCTCATAGTGTGTAGTCCTCGTTCAAGAATTTTAACTTCGCTCTGGTCGAAGAGTGGTCGGTTTGTTGCAGGTGTGGTCATTTTATAATTTCTATTAAGTCGTCCAACACCATGCTGGACAGTTCTTTCTTTTCTTCAAGTCGTTTTATAATTGCTTCGTCAATACTATTTGGAACAACAAGATCAATGTATGTACATTTTTTGTTTTGTCCAATCCGATGGATTCTGTCTTGACTTTGTAAACGTGTTTCAAGGCTGTAGTTGTTTGAGTAATAAATCATCGTGGATGCTTTATGTAATGTCAAACCCTTAGCAGCTGCTGATGTAGCAATAAAAAAGTCTGCTTCACCTTCTTGAAACTTAGCAACAGCTTCGTTGCGTTCATTTGACCCTTGGTCTCCAGTAAACAACACTGCTTTGTCTGGATACTTTTTGTTTAGTGCTTCAGCAATATCTCGTACATTTTGACGATAGGCACAGAACACAACCAAAGGCTTTGTAGTCTCTGCTATTTGCATAAGAGAAGCTATCCTGTTGTTTTCAATGGGGTGTTCTGTACCTTCGTCGTCCGTAATAAACCCTGTAAGAATTTGGTGTAGCTTAACTATTTTGGTCAGAGCCATTGTAGTTGTTACTAATTCACCACCATCAAGCAGTGCAAGACAATCGTCTTTCATTGACTTGTATAGTTTCTTTTGTAAGGGCGTTAGCTCAACAGCTAATCTTGTAAACGTTTTGTCAGGCAAGTCTAAGCAATCTTCTTTTTCAATGCGTAGTGTAAATGGCTCAAGAAGTTTAGTTAGTTGTGGTAAGTTTTGATAACCGATAATCTTACGGAATGAACGGCTACCCATAGTCATTGTAGTCTCTACAGCAAATGCATGTTTAAACGCAGTGTATGTGTTGTAGGGTATACAATCTTTTGACAAGAACTGACACTGTGTGAACAGGTCGAGTGGACTCTGAGTAATTGGTGTACCGTTAAGTATCCAACGTCTGTCAACTGCTTTACCAATACGTAGCACACGTTTTGTTTGTATAGCTTTTGGATTCTTAATGCAGGTTGATTCGTCAACAATCATGTGTTTCAAACCACAGCATGTTTCTAAGAATGAGCTGACGGCACTGAAGCCAG